GGGTAAAGAATAATACTCATCTTATATCTTGTGTCGCTAGTGATCCTATCTTACACATTCACGAATGGGAAGCAGCCGATGAGCCATGGCAATTTCTTTCAGCATGTGATGAGTATTATCATTGTGTGCTTAAGTGTGATCGTCACTTTACAAGCTTGCCTGTAGCTACAGATGCTACTTGTAGCGGGTTACAGATACTAGCAGGTCTTGCTAAAGATAAAAATACTGCTAGTCTAGTTAACGTATTACCGTCTGATAAACCACAGGATGCTTATGCTGTCGTCGCTCGTACTGCTACTCCTTTCTGCCCTAATTCTATCCGCAATTATATGGATAGAAAGGTAGTCAAAAGAGTAGTAATGACCGTACCTTACAATGCAAAACCTTTCTCAAATCGTGGGTACATAAAAGATGCACTTCTTGAAAAAGGTATTGAGATTGATAAAGATGACTTGACAAAAACTGTCATCGCTGTTAGAAATGCTATGGATGAGGTCGTACCTGGTCCTATGGCTGTCATGAGTTGGATTGAAGAGGAGGTTGCTAAAGCAATCGACTTAGGTAAAACAGAACTAACATGGTCTACACCATCAGGTTTTGTTGTCACTCAAAAACTCATGAAGAAAGAAACAATTCAGATTGAGTTACAGTTACTTGGTCGTTGTCAATTACGGGTTGCTACACAAGATAGTGAGAAGGTTGACAAACAACACCACAAGAATGCAACAGCACCTAACTTAATACATTCACTTGATGCTTCCTTGCTCCACTTCAGCGCATTGGCTTTCAATGCACCGATCGCTCTCATTCATGATTCTGTATTGTGTCGTGCTACCGACATGTCTTCTCTCAGTGCAATTGTACGAGAGACATATATGCACCTCTTTGCCGAACACAACTACTTGCAAGACTTCGCTGACCAGATAGGCGCCGAGACTGACCCACCGATTATTGGAGATCTAGAACCTAGCTCCGTAATTGATTCCACTTATTTTTTCTGTTAAAATGCCACGTACAATCCACAAAACCGAACAGCCTGTAGTCCTTGAAGGTTATCAAGCTGTACTGAAACCAAGTAAGTTTGGTTATTCACTTGCTGCTCTAGTCGATCAATCAATGGTTGATGTACTAGAAGATGATCGTGTTGAATCCCTTAAGTGGGCTGAAACTAAACTAAAGAATCCTAAGCGTTCTACACTTAAGCCTGAACCTTGGGAAGAAGTTACTGAAGGACAATATAAAGTAAAGTTTAGTTGGAATGAAGAGTCTCGTCCGCCTGTTGTTGATACTGAAGGGACACATATTACTGATGATAGTACACCTATGTATGCTGGTAGTCGCGTTAAGCTTGCGTTCTATCAGAAGCCGTATATCCTCCGTGATGGAGTTACGTATGGCACAAGCCTTAAATTGGTTGGTGTACAATTGGTGTCTCTTAATACAGCAGCAGGTGTAGATACTGGAGACATGTCTACAGAAGACGTTGCAGCACTCTTTGGTAAAACTGAAGGGTTCAAGGCTAGTGAGCCTAATGTAACGCCATCTGAAACAGTAGAGGACGATGATTTCTAATGGCTTTTCGATCAGGACTTGAAGAACGAGTAGCTGATCTTATGTGTGAGTTGGGTGTTAAGTATGAATACGAATCTACTAAAGTTCCATACATCATCCAACATATCTACACTCCTGATTTTTTATTACCCAATGGGATATATTTAGAATGTAAAGGATATTGGGAGCCTGAAGATAGACGTAAGATCAAGAACGTAAAAGAACAACACCCTGAACTTGATTTACGTATGGTCTTCCAAGCACCTTACAATAAAATTAGTAAAGGATCAAAGACGACATACGCTAAATGGTGTGACAAACATAACATACCGTGGACATCATTCCACAATATCCCAATCGACTGGCTCATCTGAGTTTGTAAGACATGCACCATGTAATAGTTGTGGCTCATCTGATGGCAATAGTATTTATACAGATGGCCATGGCTATTGTTTTGTATGCCATACTTACACTGATGGACAAGAAATAACAACACACATTCACACTAATTCTATTGTGCAGATCAAAGGCTCAGCCGAACGGTTGCAGAAACGCAAGATCAGTCAGAAGACTTGTGAGAAATTTAAAGTATATCGTGATGGAGATAAACTAAGGTTTTACTATCACGATCCATCTGGCATTGTAAAAGGTGCTAAGATAAAAACCAAAGACAAACAATT